CTCAACCTCAACGCCTAGCTCGGTTTCGTAGTCCTCGTTCTCTTCCACACCCGGCTCCCTACCACTTCACTTTGTCGGCCCAATAGGCCGCACTCATCTTGCCCTTCGCAATGTTCTTCGCATGGCGTGCCTTAAAGGACGCCTGGCGTTGCGTCGGCTGCTTGTCGCCTGTCACACCCTGCTGACCAAACCGAATCGTCTTGATCTGCGTGCCCTCTTTAGCCACAACAACGTGCGACTTTGTGGGGTGGTTGGGTGTGCGCTTCGGCTTGTTGTAGCCAGAAACACCAGCACGGTCCAGGCGAGAGTCCTTACTTGCCACGCTTGGCGCTAGGAGACTTCGGGGCGTTAGTGTTGCCCTTACGAATAGGCCGACCACTCTTGTCCTTGTACACAAGCTTGCCGCTGGAGTTCATGGAGACGGTCTTGGTGCCCTTCGGTGCGTTGACCTTCTTGTCATTAACAGATGTCAACTTCAGCTTCTTACCTGGCATTACTTGCTGCCCTTCTTATCGGAACCGCCGTAACCCTGACCAGTCTTCGTCTGGCATCCACAGAAGTTGCACATCAGCGAGTGCCCTTTCCTGAACCACGAGTGCCGCTAGGCGACTTCGCTGCAATGTGATTCGCCCACACGCCATGCGTCGGGCTGTACTGGTGAGGAAGCGCGTTCGTGTTCGACACGGCCTTCTCCTGATGATTCACGGGCTGAACATTCGCCGGGGCCTTACCGCCCTGGTTTGCAGGCTTCTTCGGTGCTGCTGCGGGAACCGCCATAACTACTCCTTATGCGACAGGAACTCTTCGGGAAATAGACGCAGCAAGGTTCGGCTCGCCACGCTGCGTCAACCCAGCGAGCAGGACATTCAAATCAGGCCGGCCTCCAGGCGGCAAACCCGCCTGACCCGGTGCAACACCACGCAATCGACCAAGAGCGTCAATGCCCTCAAGGGACTCAGGTCCACCACCCGACATGGGATCCGACATGGGATCGCCAGGGACCGGGGAGGCGTCATCAACCATCGGATCAACCATGCCGGGTGGGGGCTCAGGGGGAGCGAACGCTTCCGCGATCACTTCCTCAATCGGCTTACCCTTCTGGCGTCCTTCGATGATGATCGCCAGGCGGGAAAGAATCTCGCCGGGATCCTGACCGTTCTGCGCCAGCACAGGAATTGCCTGGGCATAGCCGGATACGGCCTGACGCAACGCCTGACGCATATCCTCAATGTCCAGCTTCTGCTCTTCCTCCGTCGCATTCAGCGAGAAAGGCAGGGAGCGGCGAAGCCAGTCCTGCGAGATGAGGCGATCCCCACGGGCCTGCAACCCAAATACCAAAGCACGGTTAGGGTCCAGACCCGCCATGAGGCCATACTGGATATCCACCGAGTAATCGTTCTTGATGTCTTTCTCGGGGGAGTATGAAACCTCATACGGGGTGCCGTTATCGTTCCCGCGAACCGTCTTGCGGAACGCAGGCCAGCATCGCTCCTCCACCTCAAAGCAGAGGGCGACCAAATCTGTGTAGGCTTCCGCGAACATGGCGTGCGCGGTACGCACCTGTGTATCGAAGCCGCTCATCAGGGCCTGCACACCGCGACCCGTCACGATGGACGCATCCAGGTTGCCGCCACGCACCTCGGGGTAACGTGAACCCTGACGCAGTTCCTGATCCAAAATGCCTTGCTCTTGGAACGCAGCAGCAGGAACCTCAAGCGGAATGCGCCGGATCTTCTCCGGTGTCGTAGACCGCAGCACGGCGTCTGCACCCAGGGACAGTTCCTGCACATCCTGAGGCAGGGCGATAGGTGCCTGCACCGACTTCTGTGCAGCCTCCATCGCCAGTAGCGCGAAGCGCGCCTTCGCCACCTGAACAGCGATCACGTCATCGAACTGACCACGCGGGTCATCATCCAAACCAGGACGACGCACCTCCACGGCTAGGCACTTACCCACCGGGTTTGGTGTGCGGATCAGTTCAATGCCGCCCTCACCGGGCAGGAACAGAATGTCCACGTCCTTGTCGTGGTAGCGAACAACCTCAATCTTTGTTGACGCACCAGGAACCTGCGAGAGAATCACGTTCTCCAGCACCGGGAACTTCGCGATCAGATCATCAATGTGATAGTTGATCGTCTGGAACAGCGCCTTCACACGGTCCCTACGGTCCCGCACCGTGTAGGTGCCCATAGAGTCCAGCCACTTGATGCGCGGCATGCGCTCGTCCCAGTCAATCTCCACGATCCCAGGAACGAAGCCGTACGTCACATAGCGGTCAGCAGCCGTGTACGCCTGCTTCTGCAACTGCGAATACTGCACGTAATACGTTGCAATCCGGGTGCGCTTCTCAGCGAACATTCGCGCACGATCCGACACCATCGACGAGCTAGAGCAGTTGAACGACGGCAGGGGAGCGATAACCTCAGCAAGATCTCGCGCCGCAACATCGACCATGTTCGCCACAATGGGGCGCGTGAAGGGGCCATCCTCAGGGAACAGCTCGGGGAACACCATCCCCATCTGACCGCCACGGACCTGCTTAATGTCACGCATGCGTGAGTCACGATCATTGTTCTGCACACGCAGCCTGTTGTAGAGGCTGGCAACCTCAGCCGTTGTCGGCACCCATCCTCCTACAGAGTCACGAACATGCGGTCACGTTCCGCATCATTAAGGTTCACCGTCGCACGCTGCGACTTGTCAAAGCGCGTCACGAACGGGTTATTCACGTGGGACCGGGCAAAGTTACTCATCGCGGCGACACGGTCCCGGCATGCAAGTTCGGCGAACCACAACGCCATCACCGTGTCCGTCTTCTGCGTCTTCGGTGCGGCAGGATGCCACGTGACAAGCTGCTCCACCAAAGCCTTCGTCGCCTCAGACACGTGCGTGGACGGCAACTCAATCAACTGGCGCTTATCCTGCCAACCCTGAAACAAGGTGGTCATTGAAGCGACACCAAAATCCACGTCATGCTTGTTGCTGCCGGTGAAATGTTCCCGCAAGATCGCACCCTGACCCGCGAGATACTCACGCACCTCACGGTCCTGAGTGAGCATCGACTGGAAAGCGTTCTTCTCCACCCGCCACTCAACGATCCCGTACTTAGAAGTCCAGTCACGAATCATCGACCGGATCCCATCCGGGGTCATCGCAGCCTTATTCCACACATCCAGCACGAACCGTTTCTGCGTCACCGGATCCAAACCGATCACCACCGCAGCGGTATGCCCTGCCATAGCCGGGTCCAAACCCGCCACCACAACGAGGCCATCCATACCCTCCGGGCGGCAATTCACCATCCCTCGGGGCATGATGCCGGCAAGACGATTCCCGTTAATTGCGCCCCGCACCACATCCGGGTGGAACACCGCATCATCGGAAACCTGCTGCTGCATGTACACCATCGCCCAGGTGCGAGGCGCAACTCGAGCCCTCTTCTTCGCTAGGCGCGGCCCATCCCACTTCGGGTAAAGCCCATCCTCATCCGGGTCAGAATCCTTATCGGTCGGATCCGGGTGATTCGTGCGAGGCCACAGAGTCGCCCAATCCTTCGGATCGTCCTCCACCTCCAACACGGCAGGCATTGACAAATACGACCACGGGGATTCCTCCTCCGGGTAACGCATCGGATCCCGCAACTCCGCATACAAATCCTTTGAGGCGAGCCTGGTCCCCACCACCAGCAGCATCCCCGAAGCTGACAGACGCGACATCACCTCAGCCTGAAGCCAGTCAATCTGCTTCTCGTACTCGTGCGCGTTCGTCAAATCAACGCAGTCATCCATAATGATCAAATCCGCACGAGCACCATAAATATGACCCCGAATACCCAGAGCCTGCACAGTCGGGTCCTTCTCACCAGAATCCCGAGCATCCCCCGACACGTAAATCATGTCCTGCGTCCACGAAGCATCCGTAGACTCAAACCCACCAGCCGGCGCATAATTCGCGTGCATCTCCGAAAACTTCGGATGCGTCAAACGCGTCTTAATCGCATACAAGAACTTCCGCGCCATCGACTGCGTCTTCGACACAATAATCACGCGAATATTCGGATCCATCGCAATCCGATACGTCACATAATTAATCGTCAACGTCACCGACTTGCCATGCTCCGGCGGCATATTCACAATCGCCAGGTCACGTTCACCCGGATCAAACACAATCCCCGGCGGCGTCCACGAAGGACGCTTCCCCTCCATCAAATCCACCACATTCTGCATATGCGGAAACACCCGCATACCCAGAAAGCGCTCCGAAAAATCCGGAAACGAAATCTCCTTACGCGTCTCCCCCCGACGCAACCCCCGCAGCTCATCCACCCGGCGAGCAAAAACCGGATCCTCCCGGCGCCACCGCTCATACGCCGAAACCGTCCGCTCCACCCGCTGCATCGACGCCTCAACCGTCAACCCATCAGCAATGGATTTCAACACGGCAGTCTTCAACTCGGCAATCGGAATCGCCTTAGAACGACCAGACACAAACCCCTCCACAAGGCCACAACAAATGGAGGGAAAAACACGAGGCCAAATGAATGGGTCTAGGCGAAGGTATCTACCTGGGCCAAGACAGACCTCACCCTCAAGAACTTAAGGTGTTAAACAAGGCAGTTGAATCAAGTAGTTGACCCGGACCCCTTGGGGGTCCAGAAAAATAAGAAACATGTGACGTTCGGGGTTCTCGCTCACTCCGTTCGCTCAAACCCCTCACTTATATAGTGCCTGCTCGAAGCACCCACACGTGCACCAAAGTGACACACATCACACACATTGCCATCACAAACAGGTACAAAACCGGACAAACCTGTACACACCAACAACCATCAAAAAACCAACAACAACACCCCCACCAGCCCCCCAAATACACACACAATTACAACAGGAGATTTTATATATGTATAACAACAGGAGTTAAAACCCTGGGGTCAAGCTCGTACATACGTACGATTCTGACGTGATGACCGTAGGGTGATTATGGTCGCAATCACCTCCCAGGAGGGGGGAGGGGGGTGGTCCCGACCCCCCGGGGGGACCGCGTGTGTGTGTACATGGGGAGAGACTATTGGCTGTCACGTGTGTGGGCAGGTGGCATGGGTTGCTCGGTTCCCTCGCGTGGGTTGTCGCCGTGGTGCGCCAGGATTTGATTTTTGGGGGGTGCTCGAGGTGTCCGATTTGGGGTGGTGGGTGGTGCAGCTTTCTGGGGCCGGGAGAATATTTTGGGTGGGGTTATTGCAATGTGTGACGGGGTGTGCATAATGGTGATTAGCGCATCACGGGATGCGGTTTCGGTTAGGGGGTTCGTGATGGTGGAAATCTTGCTTCAGTGTGGTGAGTGTTCGGGGGATGTGGTGATTGATTCGTCTCGGACGGCGGGTGTGGCGCCTTGTGTGTGTGGTGGGGGTGCGGATGTGTCGCATGCTTTCTCGCACGTGCGGTGGTGTGTGTTGTGTGGTGAGGGGGTTGCGGATTGTGTGTGCA